AGCAGCAGCCGCATCTGCAGCCGTTTTCGCAGCCGCAGCATCTGCAGCAGCCTTGGCAGCCGCAGCGTCAGCAGTAGCTTTAGCAGCCGCATCAGTAGCAGCTTTTGTGGCGGCAGCGTCAGCAGCGGCTTTGGTAGCAGCATCGGTGGCGGCTTTAGCAGCAGCAGCGTCAGACGCAATCTTAGCCTGAGCCGCAGCATCAGCCGCTAACTTATCTGCTACAGATTGCGCTGTAATACCACCTGCTTCACCTGTCAGTAGACCGCTACCACCTGTTAAGTTTGTTAATGTTGGAACTGTTGCGCCAGTAGTTAATGCGCTTGCAAGACTTGTAGCACCCGCAGTACCACCAGCACCACCAAGTGCTAAGTCTGCTGCTGCAAGTTGAGTTGCAGTTAAACCAGTAGTTCCAAGAGTTGTAGCACCTGCACCACCAAGACCTGCTAATGCTGCGCCACCAAACAAACCTAATGCACCTAATGCAAACTCACCCAAGCCACTATCTACTTTTTGTTGTGTGCCAGCCCTTTCAAGCTCACCAGTAGCTGTATATTGGTTATATGCACCACCTGTTACGTTATCACCAACTTTATAAGTAAGAACATTTTGAAGAGCACCAATTTGCTGATCCTCTCCAGAACCTCTTACTTCATTGACAGCTTGAACATAAGTATCACCAAGCAATACCGCTTGGTTAGGAGGAATAACTGCGCCTACACGAGCAGCAACAGCACCTTCATCTAAACCAACAGCTTTAGCCATTTGGTCAGGAGATACTCCATACTGCTCCATAGCAGAGACAATCTGGGCATCACTCAGGCTTGGATTAGCAAGCAAGAAATCTACAATTTGTGCGCTAGTTATAGCCATGATTGCTCCTTATTGTGGCTCAACAGGCCAAGTAATAGTCCAAGGGAAGCCTTCTTGCAAAGGAACATCTCTCAATGCTTGGCAGTAGTCTTTCCACTCTTGTGATGGTGTCATATCGCTACGAAATCTCCAATCAGTTTCTGATAGTTTATCATCACGGGTCTGACGAACACTCTTAGCTTGTTCAGCATCCTTAAGAGTCTTGTAAGCAGTCTCATGCTGACTAGCAGTTGTGACATTGCCCGTATCATCTGTAGTGTCTACAAAGACAGGACCAAGGATATGTTTGGTGTACCACTTACCATCAATCTGCTCAACACCAGAGGCTTGAGAGTATTGGTAAACAGTACCGCCAGTAGCTTGTGGGCCTTCAAAGACTACATCAGCACCTAAAGCCTCTAAGACTTCAGTTGTTGTTATGTCCCATGATGGGCCGCCATTGGCTTTTGTGTATGCACGAAATTCTGCTTCGTACATTACTTGTCCATTATTTGTTCTGATTTGCATGATTTTTCCTTACGCTATCGCCAAAAAGATGTAGCTTGCGGCATTTGTGTTAATTGCCGCCAAGATTGTTGCGTCTAGCGCAAATCCTGTTGAAACTGTGGTGACTGAACCAAGCGTTGCAGTTTCAGCCGACCCGTCATTTAAAAATAAGTATGGGTCTGTTAATACAGTCATGCCACGGGCTGTGTCATAAACATACCACCCGCCAGTTGAGTCTGTGCGCTTGATAAGCACAAACCTTGCCCCGCCAGTAAAACCGCAGTCAATAGTTTGTGTTGAGCCATTGCCTGTGTAGCTTCCTACTTTGGAAACACCTGCACAAGTGGCAAAAAGGTAGGCAACGTAGGTATAACTAGAAGTGTCTTGATACTTTGCAAACTGCGTAGATGTGTAAAGTCCAGCTACTGATGGGTCATTACTGTAGTAAGTAAACGCTGAATTTGAGTTTAACAATCCGTCATAGTAAGCAATGCTACTGACAGGTTTAATAACGCCCCAATTAACGGCATTTGACCTTGATTTGTAAATAACCAATTCTGGCGTTACACCTAAATTATGGTTAGATGCACCATATGTTCCCGTCCCTGTATAGCAAACCTCATCAAAAAACGATGGAGCACGTCTCCAATTCCAATAAATTGTTTGTGCATATCCTAAAAACCCATCTGTAAATCCTGTGTTATTTGCATAATTAAGTCCACCAGAAGATGCTGTTTCAGCTTGTGTACCACTAGTTACTAAGTATTGACTTGCACTGGCATTAGTTCCTCGTAAACGATCAACTGCATATTTACCCGATCCATCCCTAGCCGCACCAATGGATAAATCAACAGGAAAGTTTGTTGTTACCAATGGAGTTGTACCCGTATTTTGAGCATTAGGACTAAACACACTAGTCCCACTCGTAGGCACTTTCATCGGGCCTCTGCGAATGGCTATGTAGATGTAGGGTACTGTTGATGATTGCTGGAAAACATTAAAGCCAGTTGGCGTTACATCACATAAATTACCAAAAGTAGAAACTGTCTCAGCCCCACTTGTATTTGCAAAAAGCCTTGCATCACCATCTCCACCTGTTGGAAGACCACGCATATTGTCGTACATTTGCCAACTTGCAGAAGAAGTTGTGCTTTTCCAAAGAATCCATTGCGGTTCATATCCAAGGTTGACAGTTGCTTCACCGCTTGATGGTGTAAACGTACCACACGAAATCACATTGTCTGTACCAGTTAGGCCAAAGCCTCCTGCGTTGTGGGCAAAGACATACATCACATAATTTGCGCTTGAGTCTAATGCGCCAGTTGAAGTGTTACTTGGAAAAGAAACTTGGGTACTTGATGGAGTTAACCAAGTGCCACCACTATTAGTTTGTGCGTTTGTTAAATTTAAAAACAAATAGTAATTTGTTGAGGTCAAAGATGTATGCCAACAAAACCACAAACCTGTGCTATCTGTTCTTTTTACAATAACAAAACCTGGTGTACTGCCTAACGCATGGCTAACAGTTGCCGACCCATCTGACGCTGTCGTGAAAGTCACAACATCAAAAAACTTTGGTTGCTTGCGGAATGTCCATGAGGCGTAGTTTTCTGTATTGCCATTGCACATTGCGTAGTTAACGTCAGCACCAAGACTAAAACCAGTTGTTCTAAAATTGGTTAATGTGGATTCAGTTCCTTGAGCATCAGTCGTGTTTGACCAAATAAACTTATTAACTCCTCTGGCAGTATCAAACCATCCGTGATTGGTATTTGTATAATAATTACCTCTGCCTTTTGTCCATACCAATCCACCAAATGTGGACAAATCAATGCCATTGGTGATTGTCTGTGTAGAGCCATTTCCTGTGTAAAGGTATGTGCTGAAAACTTCTTCAATGTAGTTAGGCACAACAGGAACACCACCACCAAAGGCATCGTAACTAGCCGCACCACTTGTTGCTTGTAATGGCATAGTGTTAAGCCTTAAATTGTGTGTTGCTTGCCAAGACTGTAAAAGTCGCACTGCCTGTCTTGATGATGAGATAGCGGTATGAGTCAATGCCACTAGCATTTCCAGCAGTAGGCGCACCACCAAGCCACCTAGTAGTCACTCCAGATGTAGTGCCATCCACTTGCACAGCAGAGTTGTAGTAAGCAGTAGCACCTTGAGTAACCAAAAAAGCCACAGTCATTGATTGACCTGTACTCATCAAAGTGTTTAATGACGTACCGCTAGAGCCTCTGAAGTTAACAGTCCAGTTAGCAGAAGCGTTACTTGTGTAATACAGGACAGACTGAGTTGTAATGTCGTAGTTAATCGTGCCAGTAGCGGCTGTTGCTGATACTGTTGCCACCTCTGCTGCATCGTTTAGGACAATGGCTTGAGCAGAAGATGTGCCGCTAAAGGTTTGTGTACCAGTAAAGGTGTTGGCAACATTGACAACAGCAATATTAGCCCCTGCTAGAGTAGATGCACCTGTACCACCATTACCAATAGGTAGAGTTCCTGTCACACCAGTACCCAAAGGAAGTCCACTGGCGTTAGTCAAAGTGCCACTAGCAGGTGTTCCCAATACGGGAGCAGTCATTATTGGTGCAGTTAGAGTTTTGTTTGTCAGGGTTTCTGTACCTGTCAAAGTAGCAAAACCACTAGCAGTAAATGCTGCCTGAGTCCAAGCTGATCCTGTCCACACATAGAGAGTGCTTACTGTTGTATTCCAGTACAAAGCACCTGTCAACAGAGCATTTCCATCATTGTCTACAGAAGGAGCAGAAGACTTAGAACCTAAATACCTGTCATCAAAAGCATCATAGGACGCTGCCGCATTGGTCTCACTTGTAGCCGCATTGCTTGCACTTGTAGAAGCATTGGAAGCACTTGTCGAAGCATTTGAAGCACTTGTTGCCGCATTAGAAGCAGAAGTAGCCGCAGCAGTAGTTGAACCAAAAATCGAATCTATTTCAGTTTTGGTATAAGCATTTGTGATGTTATAGCCACCGATAGTCGTAGGATTCGTTCCTGCCGTAGCACGACCATAAGCATCAAAAGTGACAGATTGATAAGTGCCTGCTGAAATGCCAGAAGTTGCCAAATCAATGTTGTCCGAATTGACAACAATACGACCTGAAGATGCAGTTCCTACATTAAGAGTGTTACCTGTCTTTGTAAGACCATCACCCGCTGTAATCTGACCAGCACCTGAGAACTGCGCCCATGTAATAGATGTGCTTCCCAATGTCCCACCTGCATCTATTGTGCAGATAAAACCAGAATCAGCGTTAGTTGTACCTTTTTCAACAAAGGTAAAAGCCGCAACTAACTCAGCATAAGTGTCAGCATCGGTAGTGCGAGTCCAAGAACCTGAAGCAACCAAGTAAATACCATTGCCAGACTGAGTAGACTGATCTTTAACAAGAACTCGGTCTCCAACAGAAACTGCTATGCCATCAATCGTTTGTGTGCCAGATAGGGTGATATTTGCAGTAGTAGCCGCAACAACAGAGGCTTTTGCATCAATACCTTGGGCTAGTGCATCTACATAACCCTTGGTAGCCGCATCAGAATCGTTTGTAGGACTCGCTAGACCAGTAATGGTTGCCGATGTAC